TTTTTCCTTCGTCATATATGTTTTTAATAATTCATAGTTAATATTCCAACCTTCATCTAAATCCAATCCCCAAAGCCATCCTTCTAATGATTCTAATTTATTTATCTTCATTTTATCTAATATATTCTTTTTTTTATTTTGTCGTTGTTTATTAATCCAACGACCAATCTTAACCCCACAATCGGTTATATAACTACGGACAGGACATTGTTTTTCCTTCGTAATATATGTTTTTAATAATTCATAGTTAATATTCCAACCTTCATCTAAATCCCAAAACCATCCTTCTAATGATTCTAGTTTATTTATCTTCGTTTTATCTAAATTATTCTTTTTTTTATATTGTCGTTGTGTATTAATCCAACTACCAATCTTAACCCCACAATCGGTTATATAACTAAGGGTAGGACATTGTTTTTCCTTCGTCATATATGTTTTTAATAATTCATAGTTAATATTCCAACCTTCATCTAAATCCAATTCCCAAAACCATCCTGCTAATGATTCTAATTTATTTATCTTCGTTTTATCTAATTTATTCTTTTTTTTATTTGTTCGTTGTCTATTAATCCAACTACCAATCTTAACCCCACAATCGGTTATATAACTACGGACAGGACATTGTTTTTCCTTCGTCATATATGTTTTTAATAATTCATAGTTAATATTCCACGTTTTAACATTCCAATCAATATTTACATCCAACACTCCTTGTCCAAAGTGTTTATTTAATTTTACATCTTTAATATTCCACAGAACATCTAAATCAGGATGTGTATGAATATTAAAGATTGCCTTTCTTTTCTTGGGAGATTTAATATCTTTTCTTTTTATTTTCATATTCTTTTCTTTTTTCATAATGGGTGAATAATTTTTATCATCATCTGAGTAAAATAATCTTATTGGTTCATCATCCACACATTCTCTATTAATAAATTTAACTGGTTCATCATAATCTTGTGTATAAATTTCAATAGATTTTTCTAATTCTTCGCTAACAAGAGACAATAATTCATCATCACTCATATTATTATTTAGTTCTATTTCAAATGGAATATCTTCTTTTTCACATATATATTTCAAATTATCTACTAAATCACCTCGACTTTCTTCTACAATTAATCCATATTTTGATAGATTGTCTTTTATTTCTTGTGGGGCGTACATATTTGGGTATCTTAAACACATTTCATATAATTCAGGATCATATTGATATTTAAATGCGCTAATCACATTTAATGCGGTATTAAAGTTTCCTGTCTCTGATAATTCTTGTCTAATCATTTTATCTTGTTCTTCCAAATTATTAAGATCTTTATATTTTTCAATATCAATTAGACAAGGAATAAGTATTACAGCATTTGGCATATTATTTTCCGGAATTCTTACAAGACGCCCAATACGCTGTGTCTCTTTTACAATACTCTTGGAGGGATTAATAGGAACTCCCATATTTGCCCATTTAGTATCAATCCCTTCATTTAAAATGCCACAAGATGCGAGTATATATATTCTGCCCGGAACTTTTTTATCAAATTCCTCGATGATTTTTTCCCTATTTTTAGTTTCACAACTAACGCCTTTTAATAATACATTATCTAGATGATATAGCGATTTAGTATCTGTAAATTCTTCATTCTGTATTGTAGTAAATAATGATTTGAAAAGTCTTTGATTTTCATTGGAAGCAAAATCGTTAACATAAGATAGGCCATTTGTGCTATCTTTTTCATTTACATAAGTATGATAAGTTAATACATTCCAATAATCATATTCGCCGGATAAACAAGCGCGAATAATAAGTTCAAATATGGGTTGGTATTTATTTTTATATTCTGGTTTGATACAATATAAACCAATATTTGTAGTGAATGCCTTACATACTTTATCTTCAACCGCTTTATGATACAAGTATTCATATGCTAATTCACCACAATCGCTATTTTCGGGTTCTTCTCTATCATACATAGTAATCTCATTTTTATTAACAGGAGTAGCAGTATAATATTCCGTTTTATCTACAATATTATCTAAACGTTCATTATTAATAACGATTTCTTGTATTTTTTCTCCAACTACGTGGTGTGCTTCGTCAAATATTAGGCGATTAATTTGGAATTCATTATCGAAACATATATTAATAAATTTTTCAAATGAATGATATGTAACTAATATAATTTTTTTATCTTTTTTTTTCATAAAAGATTTACAAGTTTTTTCTGAAGTAGAATATTTAATGGTAGATGCTTTTAATTTAAGTTTTGTATCATCGTCGGAACAAAATGCTAGGCATTGAAATTTATCAAAATGTTCCTTGAAGATTTTGTTTTGATTAAGGAAATAATCATTATTATATTGATTAATTAAACCAAGAGAAGGAAATACAATAACATTTATGTCTTGAAAATCTTGAAATAAAGAGATCGTAAATGTTCGTGTTTTGCCTGTACCGCACCACATATTAACTATACATTTAGATTTATCTTTTTTATTAATAATGGCTTCTTGTTGATGTGGATATAAATGTTCGTCCCAATCAACCATAGTGATTTTTATATTTATTAAAAGGGTTTTATCTACATCAATTTTTTTATATAATGTAACGAGTTTTACTAGAAAAGTATTTGAATTCCTATTGAATAAAAAAATTATAATAATATTAATTAAATAATATAAATTGATATTATTTTAACCATTTATTTTTTGTATATCCTTCTGTAAATTCGGTATTGTCATCCATGGAAAAACAATCAATTGTAGCATTTGTTAGATAATCATCTCTAACTATATATAATAATTTTGTTTCTGGGTCCCAATCACTACGGTAGCTATATTTTCTCAAAGGTCGCATGTGTGGATTATGCCTATTATAATATGTAACCGCATCTTGTTATGTTTTAAAATTGCCTTTCATATAACCGATGTGTTTCATTTTTCCATTTTGTGCCAACCAACCATTACTACCTTCTCTTTCTGTGATAAATTGTAAAACCTCAAGAACATAACACGCTTTGCTCATTACAATATATATATATTTTTATAGCTTTATATCTGTTATATAAGATATTTGATTGGAAAAGTATTTGAATTCCAATTGAATTAAAAATGTATAATAATTAATTATTTAATTTGTTGTAAATATTTTTTAGCTTCATCAAGATTTTGTTCTAGAGTATATTTGCTTTTTGAAAAAACTTTTACTTTACTTTTATTTTGTACGTTAGGATGTTCTACGCAATATCCTTTATATTTACCATTGTGCCATTCTTTATAATAAATATATTTTGGCAAATCTTGATTAATTAAATTTTTACATTTTCTTTTATTTGGTTGGATTTTTCCAAGTTTGGCTTTCGACCAAATTAATCGTTTATCTGGGTCAGTAAGCATTTTTTTTAATGAAATACTTCTTTTTTTACATGTAATATCAGAATGAATAGTATTTGTTCCACCAGTTTGTAAATTATATCCGTTGGGTGCTAATGTATTATGTGTTTTAATATATAGTTGCTCAAATAAATCTAGATCATGTATATTACATTTCATTAATTTAATAATTTGAAAATTTTCTGGTTTATATTTATTAATCGCACGGCTTAAATAAGTATCACATTTTTTTGAGTTATTTATGTGCTGTTTCCATCTGCCTTCAATACCCTTTTTATCTCCATTAGATAAATATTCTACTACTTGACCAATATATCCCTTATTATCTGGGGAAATTATTTTATAAATAAACCCACTCATTTAATTATAATAAAATAATTATAATTAAATCAATTTTTTTAAAATATCAAATTAAAATAACATATAATTTATCGGGACATGAAGGCCCCCTCGTAATCGAAGTACTAAATGGAGCGTACTTTCCTTCTGAATATTATACTCGCCCAGTGTTCTACCGTCTTCTAACTGCTTCAGTTAATCCCATAAATTTCTTTATGGGCTGGAACGTCCCTTAGGCGAATTCAGGATGACTAATCCATCATAACTCACCGACCATTTACCGTTCTCTGAGTCCTTATTCATACTCTTGTCATAGCGAGGTTAAAATAAGAATGGCAGATTGTCCAATCTTCAACGTTATTACCATTGGGTTCGGCTGCTAGCCGAGTTCCTCTTTAATATTTCTAAATAAAGAGTGGTAGTTGAAGCTCTAAGGAGTTTCCCGCCTCCAATGATCTCGCCCTTATTATTATTCTTGAATAATAAAGACTAGCGCCTGTATATTACCTCTTGGGGTATTAGGATACTAACTATTTTCCCAGAATTAGAGCCTAAATAATTCTGGTAGAACGCTTTTCCGGGCAAGCTATTTACCCGCAAAAATTAATCTCTGTTGCCTTTATACCGGGTTTCTTCAAGCATTTCCTCTTGAGATCATAACCCCTATATATTCTTAATAGCATATTAAAGTATTGGATATGCTAAAAATACAATATAGCACCTTTTCAGGTGGGAGTAGCGTATACCTTAAGGGATCATTAAAATAGTCAATTTTTCACCCCGACAACCATCTACGCGTTTAACCTTCCTCATATCTAAATGACTAATAGACTTAGAGGCTTGGATTCGGATCGGCTACGTATTTTTTTAGATTATGCCTATACCTTCAAGTTTTCCCTGAAGCCCACACATGCTTTCACATATGAATTAGGACTAAAAAACTTTAAGCGGTTCCCGAAGTTTGGCTGTCTAGCCCACAATACTTGGACTAGCAAATGTTTTATCATTCACTCAGACCTACATTTGATCTGGTGGTATCCCTTCTTTGTCCTGAATTTTCGCTTTGACAGACTCAATGGTGTCAGTACCTTCAACTTCCAAGGTAATAGTTTTTCCAGTTAAAGTTTTTATAAATATCTGCATGTTTTATGAATTAGATATGCATAATCTTTTAAATGGTTATGGAATAATGTTATAAAAAGAATAACAAAATATAATATATGGAGAATGAAATAATATGTGTAAAATGTCCTCATTGTGATACATTTGTAACAATAAATATATTAGAGATAAATTGTGCGATATTTCGACATGGAGTTTTTAGGGATACTCTTGAACCAATACCTCCGCATTCAACGAAGGAATACTGTGATAATTTGAAAGAGAGAGAGTTTATTTTTGGTTGTGGGAAGCCGTTTAAATTGACGATAGTAGATAGGGGGTATATAGCGGCGATTTGCGATTATATATAAATAATAATTTAAATATTTAAATTTAATAATATAATGCTTATAAATGAATTACCTCGAGATATATTATTAATAATATTTTCGAGTTTAAGTTCTGGGTTAGCAACGAAGGATACAATACAAATCGTGAGGGTAGATGAGACAAATCGTATCTTTGAATTAAATAAACTTGTAAATACCGACTCCCAATTACAAAATCTTTATTCAAAATATCAATACTTTATTATGATGTATGAAAATTATAAAAATAGTATCAAAAGCCTAACTGAAATAAAAGCACTACAAAGGTTAATGACAAAATTAATGGTACATGAGCCCGGGTTTGATCTTATAGTAGATACATATGATACCGGGTCTTATGACCGACTAAAGAAGTCTTTACATTTTGGTAGATATAACGATAGTGATGCTATTTGGATGGACATTTTACTTGATATAGAACTCCACGTTGAAAAGGATAAAGATAAAATGGTTCGTGAAATGATTCGACGATTTAAATGTTGCTATACTAAAAGATGGGGTAATCTGGGCTGGCGATATGGAATTGGTGGGTAACAGTAAATAATTCATATTATATAAAAAATTAATATGAATTAAAAAAAAGGATTAAGTCAATTTTTGTAAGTTTTGGAGTATAATATTGAAAAAAATTGATTGAATATATTCTTAATAATATATTATAAGAATATCATGAACTCTGGCGTATACGTCGTTCAATTGAATAATAAAGATAAATATTATATTGGTAAATCAGGGAATATTATATCCAGAATCGAAAATCATAAATCAGGCGGCGATAAATGTGCGAAATTTGTACAAGTAAATGGAGGTATATATACAGTTCGAGAACCACTAACACCGAGAGATAATAATTTATCAAATTGGGAAAAAGATGAGACAATAATGCGTATGATTAAACACGGATTTAATAATGTGAGAGGTTGGGAATTTACAAATACATCTAATTTAACAAATCAGGAATGCGATATGATAAAAATGTCTATTTTTGGACTGGGAGACAGGTGTCGTAAATGTGGTAATTCTGGACATTTTGCGAAAGATTGTTCTAACAAAAAAGCTGCTTGGCTGAAAAATCTAGAAGCATGTTATGCCATTGAAAAACAAGAAAAAACATCTATTGATATTATAAATAATATATTGGATGATGTAGAGGATGAAGAACCTAAAAAAACAGAAAATAATAGTGATAAAACGGCTATAAAAGAAATAGCCAAGACTGGAAGAGCTAAATGTCAAAAATGTAAAGAGCTAATTCCAAAGGGCGAGATTAGAATTGGTAAGGAGTCTAGTTTTAAAGGACAAATAACAATAAAATGGCATCATGAAAAATGTCATACATCTGGGGTTCAAAATATAAAAGAAAAGACTGTAGAAAAAGTAACGGCTCCAATTAAACCTGTTAATAAACCAAATAAAAATAAATCTACGCAAGATTGTTGTAATAGATGTGGAAGAAATAGTCATTGGGAGAAAGATTGTTATGCTTCGGCCGATGTAAATGGTTATGAATTGGGTGATAATTCGAGCGATGAATCTAGCGAAGAAATTGAAGTATGGTGTTGTAATTATTGTGACCGAGAATTCGATACTGAAAAAGGAGCAAGATATCATGAAATGAAATATTGTAAAAGAAAAACTAAAAAGGCTTGGAGCTACACATGATATAATAACGTATATTTCAGGAGTTTTACATAAAAAAAATTATTCTTAATATTTTTTCATAATTAATTAATATGAATTAAAATATAATTTGAATTATTCCATAAGTTCGGGATATTTATTGAATAAATTTTTATTAAATCTTTCTAATTCTTTTTCAATATCTTCTCCATCTTTTAATTTCATATTAAAAGATAATCTTTTAGTATTATTATCATCATCAACGACGCGTTTTTCATAACACATGTGAGGGGCATTCCGCATATTACAAATTCTATAGTATTGTGGAACAATACTTTTTTTTTCGTGAACAATATTATTATCTAAATTATATTTAATTTCTTTAATTTGTTCTAATTTTTCAATAACAGTGAATTTATTAGATTTGTATCCAATAATTGGGGTTGTAATATTTGGGTGTTTCTCAATTTTAAAATAGTCTCTGTATAAATTTTTTTCTTTATTGTAACATTCGTTATAATAAACAACATACTTAGGCATCATATCTTGGGTAATTCCATCTGGCAAGGGTTTTGCTGTTTTTCTTCTAGCTTTTTTACCCTGATTAAGATTTTGTTCTCTCTGTGTTGCCCATGTTAAATTTGAACGTCTATTATCTAATTTATTTCTATTAATATGATCAACCGAATAAACTGGGTCATTGATTTTAATATCATCCGGACATGTATTAATTAAACAATATCGATGTAAATAAAGAGAATAATTTTTTTGTGTTGAAAATAAATAACCAGTTAATTTATTAAGACTAAAACATGGTCGCACATCCATATTTAATATTTTTTCAATATCTTCACAAGAAATATAAGTGTAAATATCATTATTATTATTACAACTCATAAGATAATGTCTTTCTTTTGTTTTTTCATTTTCAACTAAATATAAGAAATTTTTCTTTTGATTAGCATATCGCCCACCAACAGAGAGCCTACCATCATCTTTATGGATAATTTTTTCATCAACAGATAAATAATTATCAATAGAATTATTGTCATTCATCATATTATAAGAAATGATATGATGAATTATTTATATCAATTTTACCAAATAATGTCTGGATAAATGTCTGTCAAAAATTAATTAGAAATGAATTATATCAAAATCAATATAATTAACTCTCGAATTCTTATTTGCCGGACATTTCATTAATTCCTGCGTGTTTGTAAATGGAGGCTGTCGAAAATTTAATTCGAATATGCTAATCCTCCCATGCCGCTCATAATACGGAGAACATTGTAGTTAACGGCGTATATGCGGACCTTGGCGGTGTGAGTGCCTTGGACACAGGCGTTAGAAAGGACAAGCTGAAGAGTAGCATTATCAATTCTGGAGAAGTTGCACGAGCCGGATGGCTGGTGTTCTTCGGGGCGAAGAGCGAAGGAGTAAAGGTTAATACCGGTATCAGGTGTGCGAGTGTGATGTTGGTATGGCTGGACGAGGTCGAAGTAGGTCCCTTCACGCTCGGAGAAGCGGTCCTGTCCGTTAAGTTGTAACTTGGCGGTGACAACGGGATTGTTACCCCAGCAGTGCATGGACTTGGCCGTTTCGGCCAGAACGAATGTGCCGGCGTCGGAGACATTGCTCCCGGTGACACCCACTACAGGAGGGGTCATGACAGAGGCGTTCCAGGCATTATCGATGTTGGCCGACGCAGTAGCGGACGTATCGTCGGCGAAACGGTCTTGGAATAAACCAGATGCGGTAATAACGTCTGTGCCACCCACCAGCGGTGGGTTGCTTGAAGTGGCATCCATTCCACCGAAAGCGTGAACCGCATTTGGCAGAGCATCAACACCGTCGGTGTAGTTGAAAGGCTGAGCGCCAAGAGTGCTATATAAAGTGTTGCCAGTCATAAGGGAAGCACAATAGTCAACATTAGCATCGGGCTGAACAACCCAGATTATTTCCTTGCAAGGGTGGTTGAAGTTAAGCTTGAGCTTGTTGGAGGATGAACCTACAGATTCATCGCCGGTGTATTGGAGTTGCTCGATAAGGTACTCGTGGGGGTTTTGAGCCATACGTCTGCGCTCTTCGGTATCAAGGAAGACATAGTCAACATAGAGAGACGCGGCAACAAGTGACTGCTGGTAAGCAGTGGTGACCTTCATATCTCCAGAACCGCCGGCCAATGCGGTGACAGCCCATAGACATTCATCAATAGGACGAAGGTCAAGGTTAATCTTAACTTCGTGATATTGTAAAGCAAT